TAAAGTCAACGACGAGGGCGACCAATTGATAAGAACCGCAATCGTTTCATACGTGAAAGCTAATTACGGTTTCGATTCACCGGAAGCCGACCAGTACAGGGTAGTATTTGAAAATATGAAAAAACGGTTGACGTTATCGTCCGTTTACAGATACGGTGATAATGTATGATGTGGCGGGAAGCGGTTTATTTAATGCAGGAAATCGAGTCGCTTGATTCAATGCGTAAAGTAACGAAATCATATAAAAAAAGACGTGTTTACTGCAATGAAAAGGGCGTGCGGCAGTCGGAATTTTATCAAGCGGGGATTCAAGGGGACAAGCCCGAAATCATGCTTGAAGTCCGCGCAAACGAGTATAACGGCGAAACGCACGTTGAGTATAAAAATAAAGTTTACCGTGTCATACGTACATATCCGAAACGAAACGAAATAACGGAAATCATTTGTACAAGCACAGTACATAAAAACGGTGTTCAATAATGGGCGGTACGGGTTATAATATCAATTTTACCGATACGTCAAAAGAAACGATCAAGGCAATGCAGGTATTATCAAAAAAGGCTTTAAACGCAAGCGGTAAAGTTGTACGAAAAATTATCCGCGATAAAGTACCCGAACGAACAAAATTATTGAAAAACCATATCGCGAGCTGGGCGTTTGTAAACAAGGCTACCGGACAGCCTACAATTCAGATCGGGTTTTACGGATGGCAGAAAGTCCGGCAGCGCGGTAAGCAACCGTCGCACGCTAACCCGCATTGGATCGAGTTTGGGACAAAGCCGCATAAAATAACCGTAAAATCGGCTAAAGCTATGGGTTACGGTGATAATTTTTTCGGCGGCGGTGTAAACCATCCCGGAGCAAAACCGCAACACGTTTTACGTAACGCTGTATATGATAATATTTCCGAAATAAAAGCGGCTCAAACTGAATTTCTCGCCGAAATTACAAAAATTACTGACCCGCCGAAGGAAGAAAACGAGGTGCCGGAAGATGATATTTAATTTAAATCAATATAAAACCAAAGATTTTATTGAAATTCTTGTAGCGTTTATAGATCAATATCTCCCCTGTTACTATGAATACGCGCCATCAACCGCCGCGCCGCAACTATACGCGGTGGCGAACGGTTTCCACGAAAGCGATATTAGTTACGGGTGTTTGACTAATTTTTATATTGATTTATACACCGATGAAAAAATACCAAACGCAACGGAAAACCTCGAAGTAATAACGGATAAGCTGCGTTCGGCGATTGCAAACGAAATATTCACGAAACCATTGAGTTTTTACGCGCACGTCGGCGTTGACAACCGTATCAACGTTCACGACAAAGAATTTGATTTATGCAACAGAAAAATAACTTGCACGGCAAGAATATTTTATTATTAGGGGTGTTAAAATGCCAACAGTAAAAAATTTAACTGTTGAATCGGTTAAAAAAATACAGATAGACGAAGGATTGATCTTTTTAAATTTCGGCGTAACTGGTAAAGAAAGATTATTCGCGCCGACGCGCGGCGGCGGCGAGTTCAGCGTGACCAACGCCGTAAGGGATATAGAATTTGACGGTCGGCGGGGAAAAACAAAAAATATGCAGGTTGTCGAGGAGCAGGCGGCGATATTGAAAGTAACCGTTATCAATTCGTCGCAGGAAAATCTCGCGCTCGGTATTCCCGGCGTTGAGATAAAAAACGAAAACGACAATATTATATTGACCAATTCCGACGACGGCGGGTTAATCGACCCTGAATCATATATTGATAACGTTACGATGTTCGCGAAATGCGTTGATAAAACGTATAAAAAAATCACCATAAAAAACGCGCTGCACGAAGGGGCGTTCGCGTTCAAAGCCGCGCCGAAAACTGAAAACGAACACGCGCTTGAATTTGGAGCGCATTTCAATCCGTTCGACACGACCGAAAAAATCTGGCAGATCGAGGATGTAGCGGCATTGCCGGCAACAGCACCGCCGCCGCCGAAAGAAGGAATAAACAATGCTGAAAGTTAAAATTATACCCGTTCTTGCGGGCATTGTGTCGAAAATCGAAATTCAACCCATTATAGAGCGCATGAAAACGATCGATATTTCTGAAAATCAAACGACAGAACAACAGGCGATAATCGTATTTGAACTCATCGCGGCAATCACGCCGCAGCTCGGCGCGATCGCGGAAGATATTCCGCAGCTGATCGCGCTGTACAAAGAAATATCCGTCGAAGAAGCCGGAGAACTTGATTTTATCGAAATAATCAAGGAATTATTAGGCGATAAAGGCATAATAAATTTTTTCTCTACTGCGCTGCGAGGGAAAGCAGCGCGAGAAATTTAAGTTTATTATCAAAATATTATGATTTTAATTTTATCGGCGAGCTGCCGCTGTCACATCTCGACAGCTTGATAAAATACGCCGCCGATAAGGAACTTGAACAGGTAACGTTACCGTTGTGGCTAATACATTATCTGACTTCGGAGTTGTCCGGCAAAGAGCATATTGATTACTCCGAGTACATCGGAAATATAAAAGGCAGTGTCACTACAAAAACCACAGAAAATAAATCACCCGAAAAAATCATTGAAGACATTATACCGATAGTGGAACATTACCGAAACACACAAAGGGGTGATGATTAATTTGGCAAGCATTTTTTCTTTATTCGGCGAAATTTTCATCGACAACGAAAAAGCCGACAAAAGTATAGAGCATACCACGGAAAAAGGTAAAAAAGCCGGCGTTGACATCGGTTCGGCGTTCGGGAATATCGTTAAAGGCGCGGCGGCGGTCGGTACCGCCGTAATCGGCGCGGCTACGGGACTGGCGGCGGGCGCGTTGTCAATGATAAACAACACGGCTTCGGCGGCGGATCACATCGACAAACTTTCCGAACGGACGGGCATTAACCGCGAGGAACTTCAGCGTTGGGAGTACGCCGCGAAACAATCCGACATGAACATCGACAGCTTGACAAAGGGCATAAAAAAATTCAGTTCCGTCATGGAAGACGCAAAAGGCGGCAACGAAAAAGCTGTCGCTTTGATAGAAAAGCTCGGATTGTCTTATGAAGAGCTTGCGCAGCTCACGCCGGAACAGCAGTTTGACAAAATCACTTCCGCGCTCGCCGACATGGAAGCGGGATCGGAGCGTAACGTATTAGGTAACGAACTTATCGGCAATACATACTTGGAAATGATCCCGTTGTTGAACTCCGGAAGCGAAGGAATCGCGGCGTTGAAACAGGAAGCCGACGATCTGGGGCTTGTGATGGGCGAGGAAGCGGTCAAGTCAAGCGTTAAATTCAGCGACACGCTTTTAAAAATCAAGGAATCGGGAAGCGGGCTTGTAAATCAAATCAGCGGCGCATTGGTTCCGGTTTTTCAGCAGGTAGCGGATAAAGTTCTTGAATTTATGCCGATGATCCAGAAGATGGTCAGCGATTTCGCGCCTGTGATAACGGAATTATTCGAAAAAATGCTGCCGCCGCTGTTTGATCTCGCGGAGCAGTTAATACCCGTTATAATCAATCTTATTATGACGTTACTTCCGGTTATCATGGAAATAATATCTGACATACTGCCCATTATAACCGATTTGATCGTTATGCTGCTGCCGCCGATCGTTGAAATAGCGCAAATGATTCTTCCGCTGATACTCGAGCTGATCAAGGGACTGCTGCCGCTGCTTAATCCGATACTGGACATGCTGCGTCCGATGATCGACCTTATAATGGAGCTGCTGCCGCCGATTATCGAGTTGGCGGAAATGCTGATACCTGTCATAATTGATTTGATAATGATGTTACTGCCGCCGATCATTGAGATAATATCGGAGATACTGCCGGTTCTAACTGATCTTATAATGATGTTGCTGCCGCCGATTATAGAAATAGTAAAGGCGATTTTGCCGTTGTTATTGGATTTACTGAAACCGTTATTATCCTTGATTGAACCGATATTCGGGCTTTTGAAACCGATTTTTGACCTGCTTACGCCGTTTATCGACCTTCTGGTGATGATAATTGCGCCGCTGACTGAAATATTGAATCTAATATTGCCGCCTTTAATCGAATTGATTGAAGTCGGAGTCGGCGCGGTCACAAAAGTATTAAAAGGACTCATTGATTTTCTTACAAGCGTGTTCACAGGGGACTGGAAAAGCGCGTGGGAAGCTGTCAAGGACATATTTAAATCGATCTGGGACGGATTGATAGGAATTTTCAAAGCTCCATTAAACTGGATAATCGACGGGATAAATCTATTTATCCGCGGTTTAAACAAATTAAAAATCCCTGATTGGGTTCCGCTTGTCGGCGGAAAGGGATTTGACCTCAAAGAATTTGAAAAACTGCGTATCGGGCTTGAATACGTACCCTACGACGATATGCCCGCGCTGCTGCACAAAGGCGAACGTGTGCTTACCGCGTCGGAAAATAAAGAGTATGATCAAGCCAAAAGGGAACTGTCCGAAAAAGTCGGCGAAAACAATATTATTATAAATCTGTATTTAACCATTGAAAATTTCATCAATTCGTCCGACAAGGATTTGAGCGAATTGATCGACACCATCATGGAGATGATACAGGAAAGAATCAAGCGGAAAGGGGTTGTGTTCAATTGAACCTAAACGCATTACATGCGTTCGAATTTAACGGGACGCGCTCCGATCAGTGCGGGATTGTCATAAAAGATAAAAACGCTTTCAACGTGCCGGCGCGGGACGTTACAAAACAGAGCATACCAGGGCGCAACGGCGATCTGATCATCGACAACGGGCGGTATTTCAATATCGATGTTGTTTATAAATGCACGATCGTTAATTTTGAGGGCAATATTAACAATATCAAAAATTGGTTACCGGCTTACAGGGGAAAATATTTGATACTGACAGATACATATAATCCGGACGTTTTCCGGTACGCTTCGTTCTCGAACGCGTTCAATTTCGCAAATATAAAATTCGGCACGGGCGAGGGTGACATCGTTTTCAACTGCAAGCCGTTTCAGTATTTACTGACCGGAAACCAACCCGTCACGCTGACCTCCTCGGGGAATATATCAAATCCGACGAAATACGACGCGCTGCCGCGCATAAAGGTGGTTGGCAGTGGAAATTATCACTAACTGTAAATAACGCGCTGTACGCGTTTACGGGCGTTTCCGGACACATCGAAATTGACAGCGAATTGGAATCAGTGTTCAAAGACGCGGAACTGCAAAATAACAAGATGACGGGGTATCCGTTCCCGACGCTGAAACCGGGCAATAATTCGGTATCTTGGACGGGTTCTGTTTCACAATTGATAATCACGCCGAGGTGGGTCACGTTATGAAACCAATCCTGTACAACAAAAACGAAACCGTTTTTACCACTCTCGGTTTGGGCGTGCTGAATGAAACAATAAGCTGCGTCGGCACGGAGGAACGCAACGGGATCATTGAGGCGGCGTTCAAATATCCGGTTAACGGCAACCTTTACGATAAAATAGATTACGACAGTATCGTAAAAATTAAAATAAACGAAACTTCAAAGCCGCAGTTATTCCGGATTTACAAAATTTCAAAACCTATCGACGGTATCGTGACATACGACGCTGAACACATCAGCTACGAGCTGAACAAAAACCCGATCGCCGCGCTGACCGTCAGCGGCGACGCACAATCGGCGTTGCAGGGCGTTCTAAATTCCGCCGTCGTGCCGCACGGTTACACCGCGCGGAGCGATATTTCGGCAAGTAAATTTTATAAGTTCACGCCGCGGAGCGTCCGCGCTGCAATCGGCGACATACGCGACATTTACGGCGGCGAGCTGGAATTCGACAACAAAGAAATCATCCTGCACGCAAACCGCGGCGTTGACACGGGCATTATTATTTCATACGGCAAAAACCTGACGGGCTTCAAGCAAGACTTTGACGTTTCGGGCGTGTTCACGGCGATTTACCCTTACGCGGTAAAGGAAGATGAAACAACGGTCACGCTGCCGGAAAAATATATCTCCGTGCCGGGCGCGGGCGACTATTCTTATATCCGGGCAATGCCGGTCGATCTGTCAAGCGAGTTTAAAGACGACGAGCTGACCGTCGCCGCTTTGCGGCAGAAAGCGAACGAATTTTTGACGGGAAGCGCGCCCATCGGCGAGGCGATGAACAATATCGTCATATCTTTCGTGCATTTGTGGCAAACCGAGGAATACACCGCCAACAATGTTGGCGTTGATATCGCCGCGCTGGAAAGCGTCAATCTGTGCGACATCGTCACGGTTCGTCATAAATTATATAACCTCACCGCGAAGGCGAAGGTCATCAAGACGAAATACGATGTTTTGAAAGAGCGGTATATTTCAATCGAACTCGGCACGTCGAAAGAGGATTTGTCAAACTCGATCACGAAGGTTTACGAGGAGAGCAAAAAGGCGAAAGAAAAAGCGGACGAAGCCTCAAAAACGGCTAAAGACGCTTCAAAAAAAGTCGATTCCTTTGACGTGCGGATCACAGACGCGGAAACCGCCGCCGGCAAAGCGTCGAGCGACGTTGCGGAAATGGTTCTTGAAATAGGTAAATTTGAGGTTCGCCTCAAACACACCGAAGATTCTATCGACGGTATACCGTATACGATCGAAGCGGTCATACTCGCGGAATTGACCGACACGACGGGTTTGATCAAGATGTTCGTCGAGGGGAAAAATTACGTCACTAAACCGCAGGCGGACGGAACGTATTTGCAGATTCAAAATTTATACGCCGGCATTGAAACGTTTATAAACACCGCGACCGGACAAGCGGCGGTAGTATCGGCGGCAAGCAGTACGTATCAAAAAAAATCGGACATGAACGATTATGTGCTGACAAATTCGTTGAACACGAGTATCGGGCAGTACATCGACAGTGTAGCGGGTACCGCGAAGATCGTTTCGGCGGCGACGGGGACGTTTCAAAAAATATCAGACATGGGCGGGTATTTGTTAACGTCGAACCTTGATACCAGTATCGGGCAGTACATCGACGGCACGGCGGGTAAGGCGAAAATTGTTCTGGCGGCAACGGGGACGTTTCAAAAAATATCAGACATGGGCGGGTATTTGTTAACGTCGAACCTTGATACCAGTATCGGGCAGTACATCGACGGCACAACGGGTACGGCGAAAATTGTTCTGGCGGCGACGGGAACGTTTCAAAAAATCTCGGATATGGGCGGGTACGTAACAACAACCACGCTGAATACCAGTATCGGACAGTACATCGACGGCACAACGGGTACGGCGAAAATCATTTCCGCGGTAAGCGGAACGTATGAAACCAAAACGAACGTCAGCGCAATATCGCAAACGGTCACCAGCCACACGGCAAGTATCAATCTTGTCGTAGGCGCGGGGAAACTTGTCGGCACTTCCGGCGCGGTCAGCGCAAGCGTTATTGTTACGGCGATCAACGGAGCGTCAAGTACGGTAAAAATCACCGCGGATCATGTTGACATCAGCGGACTTGTTAAAATATCAGACTTATCCGGTAACGGTACAACAACGATCAATGGCGCGAATATAAAAACGGGAACAATATCTGCGGACAGGATCGATGCAACAACTCTAAGAGTTCGAACTATATTTTCAGAAAATGGCGATATGGTATTCAAATCATATGGAGCGACTGGAAACTATACTTCAGCCGTATATATAGGCGGCGAAACTTCGGCTGTTGGTGATATTCTCTTAAAAGCATCAGGCTGCATATTTATAGGTAAAAGTAACGAAATGACTAATACCAATAATTTTTTAATTGATATTTCTAACAGACAACTGTACGGGAAAGCTACTTGGGATATTGGGACAACGGCATATAAGATAAACAACATCTATGCAAATAATATAGGTAATTCATCAAACCGAATTAACACGATGTATGTAAATACATTAAATGTAAACACACTCGAAGGCGCATTTACAATGCCTAACATAAACAAACTAACAAGCGGAAGTTATTCGGTATTAACCCGGCGATAAAGTCATTCGGAGTTCAAAAAGAAGTGTTAAGATAAGAAATATGGAAAAGGAATTAAACTATGAAATACGAAAATTAAGCCCCAAAGAGCAAGAGGAAGTACGCA